CTGGAGTAAATTACGCTTTTGATTAACTTTATTAACAAAAAACAAACTCCAAAAACTAAAGAAGTAGTTGACGAAGCTTCTTCAGAAAAAGGACTGCGTAGATTATCTATTTTGATGGATAACTATGCTAATCCTAATATGTCTTATGGTACTACCAAGAGACTGATTGGTGGCGCGCTTTCTTCTCTTGAAGCAAGAACTCTTGGTAGATCAGCAGTAGGCCGCGCAATCTCATGGAAGATGCGCGGCGATAAGATTGCATTTAGAAGACTTCTTGGAGCAGAATTAGCATCTGCTACTATAGGTAGGATGGGCTTTATTGGTGAAGTTATTTCTACCTCAATTGCTAAAAAACTTCGTGTTTATGATGATCAACCTGAAATTATCAGTACTATCAATAATCTGAAAAGAAGAAATGTTTCAGGTAAACCTGTAGCTATTTCAGATATTATTCAAACATTAGAATCTTCTGCAAGACAGATTGATAAAAAATTCGATCTATTATCTGATGCTGTCCGTGAAATGGGCGACTTGGATAAGATGGATGATCGAATTAAGAAATTTGAGAATATACAAAAAGAAAATGTTCTCAAATTATCTGAAAAACTTATGGAACAGGTTAATCTCAGTATTCCTGATCCTGGTAAAATTGATAATTTAGAAACTGATGTTCGCCGAATTAATATGCAAGTTTCAGAACATGAAAGTAAACTTGCATGGCTTCAAAAAGAAGTAAGTTTTTTAGGAGCCAGTAAAGCTCAGATTAAGCCAGCAAATGATGTATCTCCATTTGCTGCAATGCCTCTTGAAAGAACTGAAACCAATATGATTGGCGGTCTGGCAGGACTTTTAAAATCTCTTGGTTTATGGAAAATATTTGATGGATTAAAATCTCTTCTGGGCGGCGCTGGGGCAGCCGTAGCTGGCGCCGTTGGAGGCGGCGCCCTTCTTGGAAGAAGTATTCTTAAAAGACTTCCTGGAAAAGGTGCAGCCAGATCAGCTGCCAAATCTACTGCCACAAAAGTTGGTACTTCTAAAGTAGCTCAAAGAATAATGGGTAAATTAGCTGCCCGAGGCCTCTCAAGAGCCGCATTATCAGTTGCAGGACCAGTTGGTGCTGTTCTTGGATTATCCTTATTTGCAGCTGATGTTGTTTGGGCGTTAGAAGAAATCAATAAAGCGAGAGATTTAGCTGATAAAGATAAATTATATGGTCGCGATCCAAAAACAGGCGACTGGTATGAGATTGATCCAAAGGTAGCATTTAATCTCAAGTTTCTTGAAGAACATCATGAACAGATTTATACTTGGGAAGAAAAGAAAAAAATTGAAGCCCAAGAAGAAAAGATTCGCAAGTATAAAAGAGATGTTGAAAAGTATCTTTATCCTCAGGAACATCCAGCTGTACAAAATGATCCTTCAAGAAAAGCTCCTAAAACACCTGATGGTGTAAAACCAGATAAGAGATTAGCTCCCAAAGAAACTCCTATTGGTAAAATGGGTCATACTACAAAATGGGGAGCAATGGGTCGTGATTTATCTCCAGATGAAATTGTTTCACTATATGGAAAAGGAAGAGGTCAACTTGCGCCAGGAATGGCGATGCCAGGTGGAGCTTTGAATACAGGCGGCTCAAGTTTTTGGGGAGGCATGATTGGTGGTAGACAAACAGGAACTACCTACGGAAAAGGAACAGGAAAACCTGGAGAATTAGGTACTGATCAAAGCGGAAGAGTTGATCCTACAGCTTTAAGAAATTATTATATCGAAAAGATTAAAAATTCAAAATTAAATGGTTATGTTCCGGCTGACGGCGCTGCTTATGGTATTAAAAAAGGTACACCAGAAGAATGGGCTAATTATTTTGTAGGATTAGCTAAACACGAATCTGGATTAAAAGTTACTACTCATGGAGATGTAGGCAGATTTGGTGGACATGGATCAAGAGGACTATTTCAACTTTCTCCACAAGATGCAGTTAACTACAAATTAAATGATGGAAAACCATTTACGTATGAACAGCTTCATGATCCAAAGACAAATGCAGATGCGGCTTTAGCAATTACTGAAAGTCTTGTAACTAAAAGTGGATCAATTTATAAGGGTGCAGGTCGATATTGGGGACCCATTAAACGAGAAGGATGGACTCCTGGTCGCGGACGCGATAGAGGACTTCCTTGGGAAGAATGGGCTCAGTCAGACAAAGAGCGTGCTACTAAACCTGATGAAGAAATTTCTTTACCAGGTGAAGGAATAGTAAATCAACGTCAAATGAAGGTGGCTGGTATTAGAAAAAGACCTCTTTCGACTAAATTAGAAAATGTGTTGAAATATGCAGCTGGTAAAGCGGGTGTAGAAGTAGATGTTTGGTCAGGAGGACAAAGAGGTATAAGTGAAAGAGGACCTGGAAGAAGAACAGGCTCAACAAGACATGACTATGGTAATGCAGCTGATTTAGATTTATATATTAGAAATGAAAAAGGAGAAAGACGAAGATTAAATTGGAAGAGACCTGGAGATAGAAAATATTTTAATGAATTTTTAAAACATTCAAGTGCAGCTGGCGCTACTGGAATTGGAGCTGGTGATAGTTATATGGGCGCGGGTCGATTACATGTTGGTTTTGGTAGTGAAACAACATGGTCATCTTTAGCTCATCAAAAAACACCAGAATTTATTGGAATGAGAAGAGCAATTTATCATGGAAGAAAAGAAAGATTTGATCTTCAGAAGGCTATTGCAGAGGGTAAAATAGATTTATCTGGAAAAAAAGAGGAAGATTTAAAGAAATCCGAACCAGTTGTTAAGAAAGTACCAACTCCAGTTCCAAAAGAAACTGTTACTCCTAAAGCTGCTATGATTGAAAAGCCAGCTCCACCCGCACCTGCAATGGGAAGTTTCAGAGCAGCCCAATCAGAAGGAATGAAAGCAGAAGCAATAAAACCAGCTGAGAAAATTAAACCTGCAATAGGAAGTTTTAGAGCAGCCCAATCAGAAGGAATGAAAGAAGTTGCTACTACTCCTCCACCTCAAGGCGAATCTGTATCACATGGTAAAACAGAAAGTAAATCTGCATCAGCTGATAATGTATATGACAAAGGAGCTAAGGACTTAACGAGTCCTAATGCATATCAACCAGAGACTGCTATGCCAGCGCCAGGAGACAATGGCTACGGTGCCTATAAAAACTGTTACATATAATAAAAAAGGAGGGAACGAATTCCCTCCTTCAGTTATCTAATAAAAGCAAAACTTAAAATGGCTTTTCATCTTCTAAGCTAAGTTCATCAAAAATCTTATTGAACTCATCATCATCTTCATCATTAGTATCCAAATTCAAATCTTCAGCTTCACTCAAATCATTATCAAGTGATGCAACCGCATCTTCAACTTCTTCTTCAACTACTTGAGGCTTTTTTGCTCCCTTAGTTACAAGATCAAGTCTGGATTTCAATTCATCATAAGATTTGAAATCTTCAGGATTTACAAACTCACTTAGATCAAACAATTGATTGTAAATCTCTTCAAGCTTTGTATCATCCTTAAATAGTTCTTTAGGATTATCAAAAGTGGATGCATCATAATTTCTAAATCCATCTTTCATTCTAAAACGTATTCTGAAAGTGGCTCCCTCCCAGAAGTCAAACGGATTTACTTTTTCAACATCATCAAAAGAAGGATTCATTAGCTCATTGAGCATATCATAAATCTTCTTACCATATCGAAATAGCTTTACTTGTCCTTCGTTTTCAGGATTTTGTGGATCCTTAATAACATACACGTTTGAGATATAAGACACTTTTCTCTTTCGAGCAGAAGCAATCTTTTTATCAGCTTCAACACCACTGTTCCAAAACTCACGATTAGATTCGCAAATTGGACAATCTTTGCCTAGTGTTGTTGGACAATTTTCAAACAACCAAGAACCTGTTGGACCTTGAAAAGCGTGCTTAAACAGCTTTACCCAAGGTAGACCACTAGGTGCGTTGTCTGTTGGAGGTAGAAATCGGATTACAGCTGAACCGTTACCAGCTTTATCTCCTTGAGGATACCACATGCGTGGATCATCGTTTTCATATGTTTGATTGTTGTTTGCTTCCTGGAACTTGGTAGCAATATGATCGAACATTTTTTCGCGTGATTTTTTAAGGTCGGCAAATGACATAACTTATTCTCCGTATTTTTTCGTATTTCTAATATTTTTTAAATGGACGACAAACGCCGTCTTACTATATATATTACCATTCATCGCAAATGTCAAGTACTAAATCAACTATTTTCTCCTTTTTGTAAGATAAAAATGATTTATGCTTAATAATGGGAATCTTCATGAATTTCCACAAAGGGTCATCTTTAAGCACGCGATCCCACAATCCAGCCACAGAAGTGATATCCATCAAAACAGTCATAGTTTCCATTGAGATGTCATGATTAATATACTGCTTCAGTATAGCAGGATGATTGTACCCGTCAACCATAAAGTTGTCTCGAAATCGAGGTTTAAGCTTCTTTAGATCATTTTGAATTACATATCTAAGTGATTGTCTATTTCTTTGAAACTTTTTACAATTTTCTTCAGCTGTAGAATTAAGAGTGATGTCACCAATCCATGCGTTATCGTATGCTATGTTTGCAACGATATAATAAAAGAAATCTTTATTTTTGGCTAATTTTTCAAAGAATGGTTTATCATGTCTTTTTTCGTATGAAAGTTTGCCAGCTCTTGTTCTGCCTTTTCTTTCAAAGAAATCATAAACTAATTGAGTATAGTGCGCTTTAACTGCACAATATGCTTTATAAACTTTAAGACCCATCGTTGAATGCATCATTCATTCCATCATAATATGCTTTATCATAAACTTCTTTAAGAATAAAAAATATATCTAATGCAGTCAGTCTATCTTGATTATTTGAGATGTTTAGGGCATTTTGAAGAAGAGGTTTACTGTTCTCATCCAGGGCCTCTTCAAGTTCGTCTAATACATATTGATCAATCATAATGGTAGCCTATCCGTTTTTTGTATGAAATTTAAATCTTCTGCCTCCAGCGCCAGCTTCTCTTTCAACGCTGGATTCTTGGATATTATACTACCTAGGTACTCTGGGTCAAGCTCATTTAACTCACAATAGTGTAAAACTGCATCTATGTATGATAAACCATATTTCTTTACCATCTTCTCTATTTCAAAATTTATCTCTTCACGTATTCCAACCAGCATTTTATTCCCTTATTCTATAACTTCTAGATTTATTCTTTGTTTTGGTTTTATATTAATAAATGTATTAGGTAATGTATAAGAAGATAATTTTCTGCCAAGTCTATCTTGAATAGTAAGTCTTAATCTTCTCATAGTTTCAGGCACTAAAAAACTTATGTTTTTTCCAGTCACATAGTTTCTTTTACCTTCTAATATTATAGGGTCTCTTGAACTTGAAGTCAACGTTTTTGTTTGGTTCAAAGTATCATTTTCGCTAAAGACAGTCTTGTTGAAATCTTCAACTTCTTTTTTTGCTTCGTTCCTGAAGATGCCTTTTTCTCGCCAGGATCGTTCAATTTCTTGGTTAACTCTCCAAAGTTGACCTTCAAATGAGAAATAATACCAATAAGCTGAATACAGTAATATACCAGAAATCACGAGTAATATGATTTTGGTTATGTTAGACATTTTTTATCCTATTTTATAGTCTTGTAATTTTACCTGGTTTCCATCCTTCAAATTTTTCCATTGCAGTCAACATTTGTTCTTGCTGCATATCATTCATATTGCGCAATCGAGTTTCTAAAGAAACTCCTTGTGTTCTATTCACAATAAATCTAGCATAGCGATCTGGATTGTTATTATCACCTCTTGGTGCGTAATAACTTAGGGCTTCTCGAATGGTAAGATTGTAATATTTTCTGACGGGAGTAAATAGAAGAACCTTCTTAGCCCATCTACCTGTTTTATAATCGGGAAATACAGCATGCCCGCCGTGACTGCCCCAGCCTCGACCTACTGCTTTATGTGATCTTGCAAACTTACCATATTTGATGTTTCCTGGATTGTTATATCTCCAAGAAAGAGTTCCGCCTGTTCTTCGATAGACAAATCCGTCACTCATTCTAACATCAATCCAGCCATTTCCCCATCGTATAACTTGTTCAATAACGGGATTCTTTATATAGCGTCGATTCTCATTATAATCTTTTCTATCTATGATAACAAGGTCTCGTTCTAAACCTCGCATGTATTAGAATCCTTTTTCTTTAAATTCCTCCATACTATCATATACACGAACAATACCTTTTAGATTTCGTTCGTAATTACCAATCGTTTTAATCATTATTTGCTTTTGTGAGGAACTAAGGCTACTTAATTTAGTTCTATATCTACTGATATTTAAATCAATTGATATTTGCTTTGCTACTTGTTCAGCTGTAGATTTATCATCAGCATAAAACTTTTGCATTGCAGCTTGAATGGTTAAATCCTTATAGAGATTAGTGCCAAATAGATAAACTTCAAGAGCTAATATACCTTCCTTATAAGAAGGATAAACAGCATATTTTGAATATTCGCCAATTGCTCCAGTACTCTTAGCAAAGTCTCCCCATCCAAACTTACCTGGATTATTAATTCTCCATCCAACAGAACCACCAGTTCTTAACTCAATCTTACCATCTTTTCTCTTTGCCAGAAGATAATATGGCTTAACTTGAATAATATTCACAAAAGCATCGTCAGCTAATAGTGCTACTGAGGAATCCGTAGGTGGAGTTAGAAGACTGCCTTGGCCAAAAGTACCAAGCTCTTTTGCTTGATCTGGAGGAATATCTGATGCATATTGTGATTCTAATTCCGCCGCAATTCTTTTGATGCTTTCAGCTTCCTGTACATAATCTAAAGCTGTCTTTCCGCCAAACAATAATGCAATACCAAATATCGCCATTACAATTGTATCACTAGCCTTTTTAAGAAGCGATTTCTTAGGCTTTGGAGGTGGAGCCGATTCAATTAT